TCACGAAGTACAAATGGCAAGAGCAGAACTTTATAAAGTTGCCAAGTACGCAATTAAACTTCATGATATGTTAAAAAATGTTTCTGAGCAAGAAGGCTTAGAAGGTTGGGTGCAATCAAAAATTACTAAAGCCGCAGACTATATTGGTTCTGTATATCATCATATGGATTATGAAACAAAGTTTGATGCCGTACAAGAAGCAAAGAAAGCAAAACCAGATTACCTTGATATGGATAAAGATGGCAACAAAAAAAAGCTAATGAAAAAAGCAATCAAGGACAAAGAAAAGAAAAATGAAGCAAAAGAAGAAATGTGTCCAGAAGCCTGTTGCGGTAAGCCTGTAACAGAATGTAAGTGCGGACCAGATTGCAAACATTGTGATTGCTATGCTAAAAACAAAGCAATGAAAGAAACAGATTACAAATCAAAACTAGCATCAGTACTAGAAAGTAAACTTTCAAAAAAAAAGGAAGTAACTGAGAAAGCCAAATCTAAAGCACAGCAAAAGTTTATGGGCATGGTCCATGCTATGCAAAAAGGCGAAAAAGTAAAAGGTGCTTCTCCAGAACTCAAAGCAGTAGCAAAAGATATGAAAAAGTCTGATGCTAAAGACTTTGCAAAAACCAAGCACAAAGGTTTACCAGATCACGTAAAAGAAGATCAAGGGTTCAGTGATAAACAAATTAAAATGGCATACGGTGTTGCTAACGACAAAAGATATAAAGGTGGCAACATGACAGGTGCTGTTGCGGCTATCGAAAAAATTGCTAAAGGCTTATCAAAACATCCAGACGTTCAAAAAGTTTTACAAAGAACTAACGAAGAAAAACAAAAAGGCGTTGACGGCAAGGCTTGCTGGAAAGGCTACAAGCGTATGGGCACTAAGAAAAAAGGCGGCAAGACAGTAGATAACTGCGTCAAGATGTAATGAAACGCCTTGAACTTTTAGAGAAGTTAGAAGTCTACGAAAAATGGAGCAACAAATACAAACGCTCTATCAACTGTAAAAATCCAAAAGGTTTTAGTCAAAAGGCACATTGTGCCGGACGTAAGAAAAAGTAATTGACTAAATAAAGTCAAAGGAGTATTTATGGCCTTTCTAGTTCATAATTTACCACCCGTCGAAGTATTTGTAAAGAAAGAATACCTCTACGATCATCAAAAAGGACACGGCGAACTAACTCCAGGACTATGGATCTCCATTAGAAGTATTGAAAGCAAAGCACTATACATAGAAACACTGTTAACCGAATACGGTGCGTTGTATGACAAACTACCTATAAGTGCATTTGTTTGGAAGGAAGATTACGATAAAGATAATCAACTTCCTTTAGATCATTTACAAATATGGGATTGCTTTGATTACGACATTACAGTAATTAAAAAGCCTATGCTCTGCGATTGTGAGTTCTTTGGCAAAGATCGTAAAATGCACAAGGGCGAATATATGTTTACACTTGATACTTGCCATAGAGATAACAATGCACTAAACGTAAACTTTTCAGAACACGACCCTGAACACAAATCTTTTAACTTTATCAAACTAGAAAACGGACAATTTGCCGCACAACCAAACAATAGAATTATTTGGACTGATCAAAGCCTAGTTCCGGATAAAAAACTTACTCCAGACTTCAAAGTATGTACCCAAAACTACACGGTTGAAAACACACCCAAGTGGAGTGTAGGACACACTGACGAATGGGCATACAAGTCAAAAGACGAAACCCTCGACACATAATATCATAAATAATTACAAGTTAATGCTGATTGACTTACCTATAGGAACGCCTACTTTTGGTGACAGTGATCGCGTCCGACACGGCTGGTGACAAAGAACAGGTTATTATGATACATAAGGTGACGTTACAATTAGTAGTTCTTTCGCGTTAACGAAGATATTTAACGTGGAGGAACAATGAACCGAGACCAAAATAGCAATGTCATGTTTGACTCTCTAATGACATTCGATCCAAACTATGATTTCGATCCTATAGATTATAGTTTGAACATTGCCGATAGTATTGTAAACGGCGATCTAGATTATAGAATTCCTTTTGTATACTGTCGCTTATACGAAATGGATTTTCCATTACATATAGGAAACCAATGTATACTTGCAAGTTGTGTAGTAAGACGTATTTTAAGACTGCACGGAATTGAAGCACATATTAAACAATACAAAGTTGAAATCAAAAATGATAACCGAGGTTGGGATTGGCGAGTAGGTTGGCCAGAAGTTGCACCAGGTGGTCAAGTTTCTACACATCAAGTTGTAGTAACTCCAGATTTTATTATTGATTTTGCACAACTACCATTTCATAAACGCTTTGGATCCACAGCACCGAAGGCTTTTATTGTACGTAGACAGGACGGCTGGCAAACAGCAAAGAACTGTAGAATCCGTTATACTGAAAGAGAAAATCATAAAGCAACTAAAAACATAATTTGGGATCAAAAGCCTATTGAAATGGATTGGGTGAAAAGTTATTTTGATACCTACTCTATGTCTCACTAATACGTTGACAAACTAAATTTTAGAATATATACTACTAAACACATTAACAAACATAGGAGTAATTAATGTCAAGCAGAACTTATGGTGCTGATGAAAAGGCAAAACTAGAGCGTCTTGTTAACGAAGGTGCAAACGTTCTTAGAGAAGTAGAAGATCTAAACGAAGGCTTAAAAGAAACTGTAAAAGCAGTAGCAGAAGAATTGGATATCAAACCAAGTCTTATCAACAAAGCAATTAAAATTGCACACAAAGGTGATTGGGCAAAATACGCAGATGATTTTGACGATCTCGAAACACTTGTGGTTACTGTTGGTAAGGACAAGTAATCTTGCAAAAGATAATTTCTTTTTGGAAACAGAGTTACTATAGTGACAAGGTAGCGTTTTATTTTGAACTAGTAAGTTTTATATTTACAGTTGCCGCTAGCCTTACACTTGCTGTAACCGCAGATAACCCCGATATGCGTATAGTATACCCAGGTTTCTTTATAGGGTCGCTTACGGCGGTATATGCGTACTACAGACGCCACATTGCATGGCCAATGCTATTAACTAGTTACTTTGCAGTAGTTAATGTGTTTGGTTTTGGTGTTGCTACAGGTTGGTGGTAATGGTTACTGAACAAGAAAAGAAACGCATAAACGACTTTTTAGATACACATTTAAAAGAACTATCACAACCATCTGATGGTAGTGTAGCAAGATGCCCTTGGGCATATTCTAGTAGGGTTCCGATTATTCATACAGACGAATATATGGATATTATGAAACATATGTTTGACTTTCCATACGAAGATGACATTCACGGAATGTTAATTGTATTACATCATGTACAAGATCGTTTTGAAGGTCAAGACTTAATTGGGTTATGCAAAACAAGATACTTCACAGATCGTGATTTGTTGTTTATAGAATATAATTATGACCATTATAAAAACGAATTAAACGATCCTACTATTAGATTTTTCATTATCCAAAAACTTACTGAAACTAAAAAGGCAAGTCAAAAACTAGTTGAAAAAGGATATTACGAAACATATCCGCATAACAGAGTGTTTAGGAAAATTAGAGAAGCAATGGGCGAAGAACACTTTTACCCGCAACCAGATAAAATTGGTGAAACTAAATGAAGTATATGGTTGACATAGACGGCACAATCTGTTACAATAACAATAGTAAATATGAGATTAGCGAACCCGATTTAGATCGTATCGCACATTTTAATAAATTATATGATGAAGGCAACGAAATACATTACTGGACAGCAAGAGGCGCAAACTCAGGCAAAGACTGGCAAGACTTTACTGTTAAGCAACTTGGTGAATGGGGAGTCAAATATACAAGTATTAGATTTGGCAAACCACACTATGATATATGGATAGACGACAAGGCACAAAATGACAAAGATTACTTTAAAACAATTAAAAACTCAACCTAAACCATACCAACCGTTAGCATGGTTGTCGACTGCAATATTGCTAACAGCGGCGGCACTACTTTCATTATTTCCAAATGAAATGTACGCAACATACGGATTTGGTATTGCTTCTACACTTTGGACAGTTGTAGGAATACTTTGGAAAGAAAAGTCATTGATTGTTTTAAACGGAACGCTTACAATAATATATGTTTATGGTATTGTTAAGCACTTATATAGTATCGTCGGCTAAAAACGACACTGGTATTTGCCAGCCTAAAATGGCATAGAAGGAGAACAACTTGAGTTACGTAGACGCATTTTTTGATCGTAATGCAGATATTATTAGAGTCGTCGAACGTGTAGACGGCAAAAGACACTTTACAGAATATCCTGTAAAATATACTTTTTACTACGGAGACCAACGTGGTAAGTATAAAAGCATTTACGGCGATCCCCTAAATAGAATTGTTTGTAAAAACACAAAAGACTTTCGTAAAGAACTTGCTATTAACAAGAACAAAGATTTATACGAAAGTGATATTAATCCAATATTCCAATGTTTAAGTGAGAATTATCTCAATCATGATGCACCTAAACTAAACGTTGCATTTTTTGACATTGAGACTGATTTTGATCCCGACAGAGGATTTGCTGACCCTAGCGATCCGTTTATGCCTATTACGGCAATTACTGTAAGTTTACAATGGCTAGACAGTCTTGTTACACTTGCTATTCCACCTAAGACACTTACAATGGAACAAGCAGAAGAACAAGTAAAAGAATTTCCTAATACACATTTGTTTAAAGACGAAGCCGATATGCTTAAAACGTTTTTAGACTTAATTCAAGACGCTGACATTATATCAGGTTGGAACAGTGAAGGTTATGATATTCCTTACACAGTCAACCGTGTGCAAAAAGTTTTAAGCAAAGACGATACAAGACGTTTTTGTTTGTGGGATCAATTTCCTAAGAAACGTGAATATGAAAAGTTTGGACGTATGCAAGAAACATATGACTTAGTTGGTCGTGTGCATCTTGACAGTCTTGAACTATATCGTAAGTACACATATGAAGAACGCCATACATATCGACTAGATGCTATTGGTGAAATGGAAGTAGGCGAACGTAAAACTGTTTACGAAGGCACACTTGATGCACTTTATAACAATGACTTTAAAACGTTTATCGAATATAACAGACAAGACGTTGCACTACTAGACAAACTAGATAAGAAACTACGCTTTATTGATTTGTCAAACGAACTTGCACACGCAAATACAGTTCTTCTACAAACAACAATGGGTGCTGTTGCTGTTACAGAACAAGCGATTATTAACGAATCACATCATAGAGGTTTACAAGTACCTAATAGAGTTAAACGTGAGCCAGGTAGTGATCCGGCGGCAGGTGCATATGTAGCATTTCCGAAAACAGGAGTACACAAGTGGATTGGCTCAATGGACTTGAACTCACTGTATCCGTCAGTGATTCGTGCGTTGAACATGGCTCCAGAAACTATTGTAGGACAACTACGTCCTGAACATACAAACAAATTCCTCGGTGAACAAATGAACTTGAAAAAGAAATCATTTGCGGCGGCTTGGGAAGGACGTTTCGGCACACTAGAGTTTGATGCTGTAATGGAACAACGTAGAGATATTTCAATTACGGTTGATTGGGAAAATGGCGAATCAGATGTAATGAGCGGTGCTCAAATATACAAATTGATTTATGATAGCAACCAACCTTGGATGTTGAGTGCTAATGGAACTATCTTTACAACAGAGTTCGAAGGTGTTATCCCTGGACTACTAAAACGTTGGTATGCTGAACGTAAAGATATGCAAGGTATGAAGAAGAAGGCCATAGATGCAGGAAATAAAGCAGAAATTGAATTTTGGGACAAACGCCAACTTGTTAAGAAAATTAATCTTAACTCTTTGTATGGGGCCATTCTTAATCCTGGTTGTAGATTTTTTGACCCTAGGATCGGGCAAAGTACAACACTTACAGGTAGACAGATTGCTAAACATATGGCCGCAGAAGTAAACAAAGTTACAACAGGAGAATACAATCACGTAGGTAAAAGTGTTATCTATGGTGATACAGACTCTGTGTACTTTAGTGCATATCCTGTACTTAAAGATGATATTGATGCAGGTAATATTCCTTGGACTAAAGAAAGTGTTATTAAACTTTATGATCAAATTTGTGAAGAAGCAAATAAATCTTTCAGTAGATTTATGGGTGATACCTTCCATTGTCCAAAGAGTCGTGCAGAAGTAATTGCGGCTGGTAGAGAAATTGTTGCTGAAAGCGGATTGTATATTACTAAGAAGCGTTATGCGGCACTGGTATATGACGAAGAAGGCAATCGTAAAGACGTAGATGGTAAGCCAGGTAAAGTTAAAGCAATGGGTCTAGATCTTAAACGTTCGGATACTCCTGTGTTTATGCAAGACTTCTTAAGTGAAATTCTGCTTATGGTATTGCAAGAAGTAGATCAAGAAACCATTTTAGATCGTATTACAGAATTCCGTACAGAATTTAAGAGTCGTCCTGGTTACGAAAAAGGTTCGCCTAAACGTGCAAACAAGATTGGACACTATCAACGTATGGAAGAAAAGCAAGGAAAGGCTAATATGCCTGGACACGTAAGAGCAAGTATTAACTGGAATACTCTTAAGAAAATGAATGGCGATCGTTATTCAATGGAAATTGTTGACGGTATGAAAGTTATTGTTTGTAAACTAAAACAAAATCCAATGGGTTACACCAGTGTTGCGTATCCAGTAGACGAGATGCATTTGCCAGAATGGTTTAAAGAACTTCCATTTGATGGTGATGCAATGGAATCAACTATTATTGATAACAAATTAGATAACTTGATCGGCGTACTAAAGTATGACTTAGAAAGTACAAAGACCAAGAACACGTTTAACAACTTATTTGACTTTGGAGCATAAATGGCTACACACGGAATGATAGACTTAGAAACACTTGGAGTTAATCCAGATAGTGTTGTTATGACACTAGGTGCTGTTAAGTTTGACCCATTCAGTGATGCGGAACCGCATTCGCCATTGTATCTACGTGGCGATGTAGAAGAACAGTCAGAAAAGTATGGACGTACAGTTGATGAAAATACACTAGCATGGTGGGGTAAACAATCAAAAGAAATTCAAGACGAAGCGTTTGGAGACCATGATAGAGTAACATCAGACGAATTAACAAAACAACTTAATAAATGGTGTGTAGGATTAGATTACATTTGGTGTCAAGGTCCTACATTTGACTTTGTAATATTGCAGGACTTTTATAAGAAAGTAGGAAAGCCTGCACCTTGGAACTATTGGCAGATTAGAGATAGTCGTACATTGTTTGCTATGATGCCATATGATCCACGTAAAGACATACAAGAAAGTTTACATAATGCTCTTGCGGATTGTTTCTATCAAGCAAAGTGTGTACAGAAATCATATAAACACTTTGGAGTAACAAAATGATGACTGAACAAGAAGTAAGAGAAGAATATAGACAAATGAGAGATAATGTTCCAGGGTTCGCAGAACTTTGGCCAGATACCGATAGACAGTTTTACGAATGGTGTTCACAGTATTTAGATTACCAACACATAAAGGCTAAAGACGATGCGTGATGATTTAATGGTACAACAACAAGTAGACAACGTATGGCAACA